TTCCAATAAAATACCATCCTGACTTCCCAGAGCCTGAAGACTTTCAGGCCTATACAGTTCTAAGTCCTAATCTGCGTTATTTAGGAAAGGTAGATAGGCATGTCCGTCAGAAAACTAAACGTTTTCGTGACCCTTATTTTTGTTCATATTTGCTTGAAAAAGGAATTGATGACCCTGTTCTGAAATATGGCTGGCAAGTTACTGTTGCCACTAGGGAAACGAATATCAAGGACCTATGCAAGTATGGAAGACCTATGACTCATTTTGGCTTCGATCTTGATGCTTATGAGGAGGCCGCAAAATGGATGGACACACATTTGGGTAAATATCTGGATGATTCTTTGATGATGTCATTTGATGATGTTATAGCTAACATAGAAAAACAACCGAGTCCAGGTTATCCTTGGAACATCTTGTATACAACAAAAGATGCATTCCTAAAATCCGATCACTATTCATTTGTTGAAAAGTATTGGGAGGCTTTACACACAGATAGACCTTATATATCTTTATGGTCTGTGGCCCCAAAAGAAGAACTTCGTACAAATGAAAAAGTTCGTGAAAAGAAGATTCGAACCTTTGTTGTTGGACCAATTGAACATAATCTTTGTATGAATCGTTTGTTCATGGATCAAAACATGAGGTTTTACTCATTGGCTCAAGATGGTTTGGCAAACCACACTGTTGGGCTTAACCCCTTTCTCGGAGGATGGAACAATTTCTTTGAACGTCATGCCAAGTTCAGAAACCATTATGAGAAAGATTACGGTAAATGGGACTCCTCAATCAACAAAATTATGATGCATTATCAATTTGAGTTTCGATGGAAACACATGCATCCAACAATCAAAGCTGATGCTTCTTTACGACAAAAAGCAGTGGAATTATACCGTCAGATGCTGGAAGCTCCGGTAGTTCTTCCATCAGGGGAAATTTATCAAAAATTCACTGGCCTAAATACAGGTTGCTCAAATACCATCACTGATAATACAATGATCAATATGAGAAATGAATTTTATTTTTTCATTAAAAAGA